ACATCTGACCAGTTAGCTGAAAGATATGGATTAAGTCCAGCAACTATTGCTGATTGGAGACGTAAAGATCGTGGACCCGACTACTATACACTTCCCAAATATGCGGTATCATCGGGTTCCGCTAAGGTTCGCTACGACATAAAAGTGATCCTTGAATGGGAAAAAACAATGAACATTACACCTAAAAACCCTTTTTAACTATGGCTAAAGTACAACCAGCATTTACTGCTAAATTCAGAATCCTTGACAACCCCAACCCTGTCAATGATTATGCCCCAGAAAAAAATGTAATTTTTGATTTTACTATTGAAAATGCATTAAAAGCTGCAGAGTTTTTTATGAAAATGCATGACAAAGCAGAAAAAGAGGGTACAACAATTAGAGTCTATACAGACAAAAAAGAGTACCATGAAGAAGCTGGATTTACTCTTTGGGGCGGCATGTGGGGCAATAGTGGCAAACTAGCCCCATTACCACCAAAAGATTCATCACAGAGCAAGCCAGCGGCAGAAGAAACAATTAGCGTTGATGACCTACCTTTCTAAGTTCCCTAGCAATCCTTATGAGGGTCAAATATTTTACGACCCTGATACCGATAGAACTTTTGAATGTGTATTTCGTGACCCTTTAGATCAAATGATTAATAGACACCAAGATCACTTTGTCTGGTGTGACATTAGTGAAGATCGTTAATCTTTACCAAACAAAATGTATTTAAGGTGCTTCATTAGAGGCACTTTTTTTTTAGTTTTTCTCCTTTCAAAATAATTGATTCTGTCTTGCTGATTGCACATTATTTCTAATGCGTTAGCTATGAACTGAGATTGTTTGTGATTAGTTCGCGCTAGAACACTTGCTAACTCTCTTAGCTCGTCTATGTCTTTGATTTTATGCAGTTCAGCGATAGAACTTTCTACAGCAAATTCAGATTCTAGACTTGGTCTTTTTGTAAGAATGTTTATAATACTTTTCACTTAACCTCTGGCCATAGATGCACTGAGACATAATCAACAATCTGATCGTCTATTGTATTATCTGTAGTCTTTACTAATGCTTTTAAAAGATCAACAATTAATTTTTTTACTGCATTGGTTTTTACAAATGTCATAAGAATAGGTTTTAGGATTCTGAGCATAATAATCTTGTGTTACTTTCCAAACATAGCTAGATTGCTAGTATTAAACAAGAGTTGTAATTTTTATGGCAGAAGAACAAGAAGAAAAAGAGGGTACGGATTGGGGTGAAATCTTTGGTCATGGTGTACGCTTTATGATTTTAGTTTGGTCTTTAGCAATGATGACTTTGGGATATATGGACAAAATTAGGAATGATGGCGCTTTTTTAGCTGGCTTGACCAGTGGAGTTTTAGGCTCTTATGGTATAAGTGTAAACAAAAAGAAACCTAATAATACTGCTAAAATAGTAGATAATAAAGACACTAATGTAGGAATCAAATGAAAAAATTACTGCCTTTTATACTTTTTCTTTCTCCGTCTAGTGCTTTTGCAGAAATAACTCAAAAGTTTGTAACCTCTGCACAAATATCGATAGACTCTCCTTACGTTATTACAAATGCAGCTCCTAGCACTTACAGCATAAGTGGGAATAACGTAACGACATCTACAGGAACTGGAGATAGTGTTGTCACAAATGCTATAGGAGGGTTGAACTTAGGTAGTTTAAGTAATGGTGTACCAGCTTTAGTTAATACAAATAAGACAGTAACAACTGCTGGGTCTGCTTTCTCACTCTCTGAAAGTTACCAAGCTGGAGACGTAACACAATCAGCAATAACTCCAAGTAGCGGAATAGCAACTCTTCCAGTATTAGGAGGTCAAACAACAGTAATTTCTGGAGGAACTGCTGGAAATCTTGCCCTTACTTCATTATCTTCAGGTATCCATACTTGCACCGCTGGAGGGTCTGGCACTAGCTGCATAGGCTCAACTACTGTATCTATAACCATTGACTAGACTTTGGCTGCTAGTTTTATTAATATTACCTGTAAGAACTCTTGCTACCCCAGTTGTGCCACAGTTTAGAAGTGGTAGTTCCACGATGAGTTCGACCTCGCAAAGTGTTATTAATGAAACTATTACCTCGCACCAGTACAATTCTGGTTTTTCGTACTCAGCGTCTGGACACAATATTGAATCAGCAGATCTCAATGGTTATATCAACCCTGCAACGACTTCTGGAACAACTCAAACTCTTAATGGTGTTCAGTTCAGCTGGACAAGTCCAACGCTTGAAGATGTGCCTAGATGGAAAATAGTCAACGCTGGACAAAGCTTCTCTTTAGTAGAGTCGCTTCAAGGTGCTGGCCTTTCAAACGTGACCACAATAAACAGAACAATAACAACTACCACAACCACAGAAACCACCTCTGTCTTTGGACAATAATTTTTTTACTTAGCCCTGTAAAAGTTTTAGCAAATACAACAGTAGCTAGTCCTAGCAGTAATGCTCAAGGTGTCGTCAACAATAATGCAACCATGATAACGCCATCTTCCTTACCACAAAATAGATATTCTCAGGGAATTGTTTGCACCTCGCCCAGCTTGACTATCACACCATATTTAACAGATGCATGGTCATTTAACCGCCCTATAGAAAAATTTACTTATCAAGAAATTTATGACGAGGACACAGGCGCAGTTAAATATATACAAAAAACACCAAGATTTGAAAAAGATAATTATAACCTTAATTATGGTATTTCTATGCAATTCAATATTCCTTTGGGTAATGGTGGGGAACTATGTAAAAAAGCTGCGAAAGTAAATATTGAAGCTCAAGAGTTATTGATAGCCAAAACTAAAATGGAAATGGAATTGTATAGGCTCAAGATTTGTGGAGAGCAAGCGAGACTCGGAGTAGTGTTTATTGGTAAGTACCAAGTTAACTGTGATGGCATTAAATTAATAGCTCAACCTAACCAAGTTTTGCCACATACGCACAAAATCAAGCTAAATGACTAAATTACTCCCTCCAGATTGCCCTGTAACAGCCCTGTAATTATCGCCCTATATGTTCGTACCCTCGAAATGAGCGGCAGACAAGTACGGTTAAGCTTGTCTACCTAGACGCCCTATCCATTGCCTTGTCGAATAGGGTTTTATTATTTTACATCATTTTTTTTCTTTGTAAGCTTTTTTGTTATCTGTTTTATACCACTTTTAGCAATTCCTTGTATTACAGGGACAAGAGCCGCAGACCCACCAGCAACCAGACCAATAGCAGCAGTAGAAATAAGTACTTCAGGCGTACCAATAAATGTTTCTCGAAATGGTACGTCCTCATAAAGAGTAATGCACTCTGTTTTGTCTGAGGATAACTTATGGCCAACAACTTTTTCAATGCGTTTTGAGTTTCTGTAATCTCCGATTTTCTGCTCTTTCCTACTAGGACATTCAGGGATTACTAATTCTTCTTTTTTATTTTCTGGTGCTTTTGTTTCTGGTAAGTCAGTTTCTGGCATCGGTGGAGTATCGTTTGATATTGGTAAATCTTCAGTAATTACTAATTGATCTGGTCTGTAGTCCATAGGAAAAAAACTAGGAAAAACTGAATCACAATTAGTAAATACCCCATTAGGGTCATCTAGTAAAAGTTGTGTATTACCAGTATTTTTTATATCTCTATGTTGATAAGTACAGCCAACAGTATTTATTTCTAAATTTGTTATTACAGGCAATACAGGACTAGGATTGTATGTCTCAGGAATATAAACTTCTGGAATATTGATTTGTCTGATACCTATTTCTGGTATCTCCATTTATTTAATTGGCGCTGTTGGTATAAATTCTGGAATAGTGCCACCTGTCATGTCTGGTAAAGAATTATCTAAAACTTTTGGCATCATTCCTTGTACATTGTCTAATACTTCATTCATGACTCTTGCTTTGAACTGTTCAGAAGTTACAAATTTGTAAGCGTAATATGAACCGCCCAACATTGACAAGGTAAGAAAAAGCGACAACAATGAGGCTATCTGACAAATTTTTTGAAACATAATGCTGAAAGAAATTTTAAGAATGTTAATTATGCCTTTGACTTTGACAACTCTGCTTCTGATACTTGGCTTGATGCCCTTGTATCTGATGGCTGGACTGATTCGGGTTCAGCTTCAAGGATCTGCTGTTCCAACAACTTCATCGCACCATTAATTTGATGTAGAGTAATAATTAAATTTTCTCTTTCAGAGGCTAGTTGTTGTAATTTTTCTTTAAGGTTCATAATTTAAGAATAAAGTGTCTTTCCTTTAGTTATAGCAGCATCTATAGCTGTAAAATCTTCAGTTGTCCAGATTGATGCGTCATTATTATCTTTATAACCTTTAATAAGTTCAAGATGTTCTACGTTTCTTTTAATCATATCTTTCCAAAAAGTCTCAGTATCACCTGACGCTGTTCTATCTATATAAGCAGCATAATTTGCATCACGATTAATTAAAGTGACACTATCGAGAGAAGCATTATAAATGTCTGCTATCATTTCAGTTGTAAAATTCATAATAAAAATTTAATTTAATTAAATTCTACCCTGCTTCAAGGGCTGTGACTTTTACGGATAACTCTTGTATTGCTTTTACTAATAAAGGTATTAAATGACCCTCATTAGCTTCTAGCCTATTTGGGTTGTTATCCATAACAAGTTTAAGATATTTATAATTTTTTTCAGATTCTTGTAATTCTTGTGCAATGAAACCTGCTCTAATGGAATTATCTTTTATATTTCCTTCCCTAGTTTTCCACTTAAATTGACGAGGTTTCAAAGTATTCAAAAAGTCAAGTCCAATCGGCAAATCTACAATTTCAGTTTTATCTCTTTCGTCAGATAAAGAATTAATCGAAGTGTCATTTGCTCTTAAAGTACTTTGGTCTGTAGTGCCTAATGTAAATTCGTTGCTTGCAGTAGCACTAGAGGGCGATCCAGCAATGCTCACATTATAACTTCCTGTGGTCAAAGAATATGCAGCGTTATATCCAAATGCGGTGTTGTTAGCCCCTGTACTAAGTAACATCATGCAATATCTGCCCATAGCAGTATTGTTTGCTGTAGTGCAACTATATAAAGCGTTTGTACCCACAGCCACATTATTGTTACCAGTTGAGTTTGAATATAAAACGTTGTCTCCTACCCCAGTATTTTGATCTGCGGAAGTGCTAGTGTAACAGGCATAAGAACCCACAGCAGTTAAATTATTTGATGTCCTATTTGCACCAGCAGCATGGCCAACCACAGTTAAAGAATGTGCTGTTTGATTTGCTTGGCCAGCAGACGTGCCTATAGCCGTATTGTGATTTCCAGTAGTAACATTTAAAAGCGCATTGACTCCAAAAGCGCAGTTATTGACTCCTGAAACTAATGCCCCTAAAGCATCTTTTCCATATCCAGAATTATGATAGCCAGTAGTCAAAAGATCGCCAGCACCATTTCCAACAAGAGTTGTTCCATAACCAGAGGTAATTGATTTTCCAGCAGTGTCTCCAATCGCTATATTTCCACCTGTAGAAGTAATTGAGGACAAAGCATCCCTTCCAATGGCCACTGAATTACCAGCAGTAGTTAGAGCAACACCAGCCTCATCACCAATGATGACATTTGATGACCCCGAAGTGATTGCAAACAAGGTATTGTAGCCAACTGCGACATTTTTTTGTCCTGAACCTTGTCCAGCACCACTACTGAAAGAACTGTGCATAGCTGATCTACCAACAGCCACGTTATAACCACCTGACCCTATATACCTCCCTGCTGCCCCTCCAACGCAAGTATTTTCTTGTGAAGTAGCTGCTGTTAATGCCTGTAAACCAACTGCTACATTCAATGATTGAGTTGTTGCAAGTTCTAAAGCGTTCATTCCGATTGCCACATTAGAATCGCCAGTAGTGATTGCGGTACCTGCATTTTTACCAAATAATGTATTATTTTCTGCATTTGTTCCGCTAAAACTATTTCCAGCATCCGTTCCAGCTACAGTGTTGCCTTGAGAATCACTATTCACACCGCCACCAACACCAGTAAGAGCAGAGCCATCACCCGAAAAAGCTGTTGCAGTGCAAGTACCTGTAACTGTAAATCCGCCAGAAACAACTTCTGCTTTTGTAGAGCCACCAAGCATTAATTTTATATTGCCTGTTCCAGCATCATTAATAACCGAGTCTGAGACATTATGAAATATCTCAAGGTCATTACTTGCACCAAATTTTGCTACAACATTATCACCAAATTTTATAGAATTATCTGATTTATCAACAAGAATATTACTTCCATTTGCTGTTACAAAAGTAACATCTTCATTAAAATTACTTGCTGCATCTACATCTACGCCACCAGCTAAAGAAAAAAGGTTTATCCAAGCATTATCAGAACTATTTCTCATTTTTAAAATATTATTACTTGTATCTGCCCACAACATATAAGCAATGGTCGTACTAGGAGCAGAACCAGAACTGTTATTTGTTAATATCGCTTGTAATACGTTATTTAAATCTGTTCTTACGGCACTACCAGAGGCATTGTCTATAACGTAATCGTGTGTTGCCATTTTACTCTAATTTTTCTTTAAGGTTATCATAATTTAAGATCCACGACCAAAACCAGTTGCAGTATATCTAAAATTACGATCTACAAAACTTGAGCCATTTTTTATGTCTATAGAAAAACCACTACCAGTAATGCTGTTTAACGTGAAGAAATCCCCTGATTGTGCATTTTCTATTGTTATACCAATCGAAGGTAAAACAGAGTTAGCGCCAACAGTAGTTCCTGAAGCTCCTGTGAAGAAAGCGTGAGTGAAACTGACCGCCTTACTAGAGGTGCCAGATGAAATAATTCCATTTGTAGCTCCTGCATTTCCAATACTTGTTTCTGTTCTGCTTTCTAGTTGGGCTGTATATCCTAATTGTTCTAGTTCAATACTCTGTGCTGGGTCATCTGTTGTTAATTCTGCCCTAAATCTAAAAGTTCTTGCCGTAAAAAAACCATTTGCAAAAGTTTGGAATTTTGTAAATTCAGCCCCATATGTACAGTTTCCGCTTGTTGAAGCACTACTTGAAGCTGTCACTGTAAACGTGTTTGCACTTGGTACAGATATAATTTCATAATTTCCACTAGTAGAAGTTCCTGTTGAAAATGTTATTTCAACATTACTGCCAACAGAATAACCATGACTTGTTTTTGTAATCGTTATTGTTGTCCCAGATTGTGCATAAGTTGCCGAAACTGAAGTACTTGCAGCAGAATCACTTGTTGAAACTAAAAATTTTGCATTAACATCTTCCGCTTTAGCCCCATCAAAATCTGTCCATGTATCTATATTTGCTGTTCTATCGTCAAATAAATCACTTGGATAAAAACCTTGTGAAACAATGTGTCTTTTTAATTTTAAAGGTTGCTTTCCTCCTAAATCTAATTTGTTTGCAAAATCATAAGTACCAAAATTTGCACTTGTAATTCCTAAACTATCAAAATTAACTATAGAGTCAAAATCTGTAATATCATCTAATAAAATTGTGTTTCCGAGAATCAATGCATTTAAAACAGTATCAAAACTTGTATTAATTTTTGTTCCAGCAAAAGGTGGTGAATCTGTATCTTCTCGGTCAGTAAATACTGTAAGTTTTGGAAATGGGTCAGGAACATTAATTATTACTGAAGTTTCTCCATTACTAAGCCTTCCACCATCATCACGGAATTTAAGAATTACTTCACCTTCAATCGCTGGGATTATAATTTCAGATGCCGCCCCTGAAACTGCTGGTATAAGATCAGTTGCTTTTGTAAACGTACCAGTTCCGTCTGTAAGATTACTGTGCCTCACTACCACTGAGCCACCATGCAAAACGTCAACATCTGTAGCCTTATCAAATCTCAATCTAATAAATTCATCTGAAATAGGTTCTGCAACAAGGTTCGAGACATCTTGAGGTAATGCTGTTTTGCCTATAGTTACTGCGGTTTTAGTTGATGGTTCAATACTTGGCTCTCCCAAAGCGTTAAAGCTAAAAACTCTTATTTCATAAGTTCCTTTTTTTGTTTCAAAAATAGTAAAATCAGGTCTGCTTACTCTTTCACTTATAAAGTTTTCGTTATTGAATCTGTGCTGAACTAAATAATCAGTAACCCCACGCACAGGCTCCCACGAAACAAATAATTTTGAAACCGCCCGATTATTCAAAACTACTATTTGTTCAGATATGCCTAACCCTGCTGGTGGTTCTTTAGGGTCAGTTAAAGTTGTTATTTTTTTTGTTTGTAAAGTAGAACCATCTTCTACAAAATTATATTTAGAGGGATTATGAACAACAGCCTGTATTTCATATTCAATCTGGTTTACTTCTTTAACTGAAAAAACTCTAAATGTTTGCAATGATAAATTATCATTCTCAATAACCCAAACTGAGTTTGTTTGTGGTACAGATGAAAATGCAGAACTTACAGTAATAGTTGCACCAGATATACTGCTAATTGTTTTAGTTTCTAAACTGCCATCAGATAAAATTACAGACAGAGTTGCATTTCCAGAGGTAGCTAAATCTGTATGGTTTGAATCATCAACAACGATTTGCGTTGTGGAAACACCTGTTTTTATTCTTCCTCCTCTTCTTTCCCCTGCCCTCATAGGGTCTTGAACAGATATTATTGTTCCAACTCTGACTATTGTTCCAGATTCTATTGTAGTTTTAAAAGAAACTATTTCGGCCTCATTGGATTGTGTATATAAAAACCACTTACCTAACCTAGCTGCTTGACCTCTCGAAGTTGTAGCAAAGCCTTTTAGGTTTTTAACAACAACACCATATTTTGCTTGTAAAGCAGTATCTTCAACAGTTTCATAGTCTATAGTCTGCGTTTCATTATCGAAATATCCAACATTAACAACAGTTGCTTTTGTAGATTTACTTGAATTTGAATATGAAAAACCCTCTTCAGTTATATTACTTAGATTATAAATATAGCTTGGATCTGTGGGTCGATCTTGGGATATATTTATAACCCCTGCACTGTAAAAAGGCATAACTCTCATTACAGAGCAAAGATCATTAATTAAAGAATATGCGTCACGCTGAGTATTCAAAACTACGTTTGTTGCAAACCTTGGCTCAGTATTTCCAGTTCCTGTCATATCATCAACTTGTTCTGCACAATAAACAGAGGCAGAGTAAAAACTAAAAACATCAAGTTGTGTTGTGTCTATATGATCTCCAAAACCTTTTGATGTGGTTAACAAATCATACAAAATCCATGCAGGGTCGTTTGTGTACTCTTTGTCTGTTTTAAATGTTCCGTTAAATGTTCCGCTATAGCTTATAGATCCATCAGCCCTGACAGTACCATTGTGCGGTATAGAGACAAGGGTTCCCTTGACGCGGTACATACGAGAAGGGACACTTGGAAAGGTTTCAGCATCAAAACGTAGTGCTACATGTGCAGAGTTGGCATAAGCTCTGGATTCATTAATTATTTCTGTAAAAGATTGCCATAAAAATTTGTCATTAAGAAAAGAATCTGTACTATCATCAGTAGTTCTGTTTACTCTTATAGTGACAGGAAAGCTTGTGCCTGAAGGTAAATTAATTTTATAATCTCTAAAATAAGTATTTGCTGCTCTACCTTTTACTGTATCTGTAATAACTGTTTGTGTTGTGCCATCATTTTCTATTGTTTGTATTGTAAGAGCTACTTCAGCTCCGTTTATATCTCCATCATCTTCAAATTTTTGTAATTGTGGGAAAGCAATAGTAACCCTAACAGCATCAATATTTGTATTCGTAATTGACCTTGAAACAGGACTATCTTTTGTCACTGTTACACCAACAGCAGTTTCAGATTCACTTTCAGTTATTCCAGCAATAGCTGTTTGATTTGATGTGCCAAATCTAGGTTCAAAAGAAACATTTTTAAAATTAAAATCTGTTTCAGATGGACTTGTCCCAGCAGCTTGTTGTAATACTTGAGTTCCGTTAAGGAATACGTCTTTAAGTGCAGAGGTGTTATATTCTGTTGAACCCTGAGAACCAGTAGCAGAGGGGAATCCTGATATGACTCCTTCTGATATGAGATCAATCAGCGTTTGAAATTGCTTTGATGCTAGTTGGTCTGCTGGTAAGTTGGGATTTGTTAGCCCTGCAAGTTGACCAATTAAAGTATTATGACCACCGCCATTTGGAAAAGCTACAAAACCCATTATTCAGCAGTACCCTCCACTTGAACTGTATCAATACCAGAACTAATAACAACAGACCCTGTAAAAACTTCACCATAGATTATCGGCACTGGAACCCCAGCCCTCGCAGTATTAGTGATTGAGTTAAAACCAAAGTTTGCTTGTACGTTTGGGTCATTATCAGACAAAGAATCAGAGGCATTAAAATTAGGCACTTTTGGAGTTGGGGCAATAAGACTTGTGACTCCATCTATGAGCATTGAAGTACCAATAGCAGTTAATCCACTAGCAACAACACCTCCAAGAGCTGTTGCAAAAAATCCAACTTTAGCAGCAGCAGCAGCAGAACCAGCAAAAACTCCTAAAGCACCAAGAGCGATACCTTTTGCACCAATAGCAATGGGTATAATTTTTATATCTCCATGGCCTTTTATCTCTAGTAAATCCTCTGTTATTTCTAAATCACCCATCTTTACCTTATACAGTTGATTTGTCATATGGTTTTCAACCTCTGGGAAATTTGCAATCAAAAAAGCAAAAGCCTGTCTAGGATTATTAACTGCAACTTCAAAATGAGATTGGCCTAAAAATTTTCTTAGCCTTCCATAAACTGTAAGTTTTCTAAGCTGCATATCTAAAAACTTTTTTTGTGGCTTGTATATATCTTAAATCATAAATCTCTCTACAACTCAACTGTTTTATGTTGTGATGAAAAATAGTTTGATTTCCTATATACAAAGCAACATGATTAAGTTTTTCCTCTGCCCCTTCCATAAGTAAAACATCATTTTCTTGTATATCGTCTTTGTTAACCTCTTTAAATCCAGAACCTGTTAACACTTTCTCAAAATAAGGATTATTTGCAAATTCTTTTAAACTTTTAGGTCTAGGCCAAAATTTTAATTTTATTTGTTTTTTCTCAAAAAAATAATCGGTAATTAAACTCCAACAATCATGTTTCCCCCAAATCCAAGTTCTGCCAAAAAGTCCAGACTTGTATCCATTAGGTTTGAAACAATGCCAATCTTTATGCTCAACGCTGTAAATATAAAAAGGCAAACCAAGATGCTCGCAAGATGCTTTATCAGCTTCAGATGGAAGAGCAGATCCATGAGTATGAGAATGAACTATACCAATAAGCTCTCCTTGATCTTCACACTCAGCCCATGAGTCGGGACACATAACAAAGTATTCATCAGGTGCTTCTGATAAGTTCTTGCAAGGCCAAAAAGTTTCTTTACCCTTGATAATCGCTAATAATCCACAAGACTCTTTAGGCAAACATTCAACAGCATATTCAGCAGCTTTATCTTTCCAACTCATGTAAAAGTACCTACTGAAGGAAAATCTTTTCTTGTAACTTGTCTTTTTGGCGCACGTATATTTTCTAAATCAAGAGCAGAAACACATTCAAACTGTACTAGGTCTCTATTTTCAACAGTTTTTCTATCAATAAAATATATTTCTTGTGGAAGTTCTGTTGTACTTGATGGAGTTCCAAATGGATTAACCTGTATTGAATTTGTAAATTCTGTTGATGTTATTGTTGGTGGATCATTCATTGTAATTGTATTGCCCATCGCATTTCCATGAACTGTGCAATAGTATCTCAGATCATTTGGTGCTGATGGATAAGCTGGTTGATATGTAACTGTTGCACCAGCTTGACCAGCAGTTCCAGAAACAGTTGTTGATTGCGCTCCTCCAGCATCAGATTTAATTGCTAAAGGGTGTCCAGTGTTAGAGCTATCAGATTGATCAAAAATATAAGTAGAACCTCTTTTCATAGTTATTGGTAAATTTTGACCAGCATCATTTAAAATAAAAACATTTACACCGCTTAAATTTACTACTGTTACTGTATAAGTTACTGTTTCTGCAAAAGCAGGGTCTGCTGTAGTAGTAGTTACTGACGTTTTTTGTTGAGTGAAGTTAGCGGCATCTAAAAACTGTGCCATTGTTCTATGACGAATTAATTTAGCTCCTTGTAAATCGTTAAATGGTGTTGTGGCATTTGCTGAAGCCATTAATGTTGTTATTGTTCCTAAAGTGTTAGAAATAGTAAGAGTCGGTCTGGGTAAAGTCCCACGACCAACATACTCAAAACCCTCTGCTATAACTGGAAATCTATCATATGTATTGCCTTGCCATATAATACTTGCGTTACTATTCATACCAACACCAGAATGAAATCTAGAAACGTTTGATGAGCCATGAAGTGCAGGTACTAAAGTTATTGAATAAAGTTCAATAATTGATTTACTTGTTAAAGATTGTAACTCTGCTACTGGAATTGCCATTAGGGTTCAAAAACTTGTCTAAAAGTACAATTTAAAGTTGCTCTATTGTTATATGGAATTGATTTTGTCCAAGAATCACATACATATTTCCCTTCACCAGACAAAGTAACAGAAACATTACCGCTATTACTTGCAGACGCAGAAGCCGTAACAGTAAAAGTATCAACTGTTGGTGTAGTTACAACAACGAATACACCATCAGATGCAGAACCAGATGTGAAGTCGATCGTTACCACATCATTTATGGCTAAACCATGATTTGTAATTGTGATTGTAATTGTGGTATTGACTTGAGAATACGTGCCAGTTTGTGTTCCACCCTCTGCTGGTGGTGTAAAAGTAAAACTTGCTTGATCTGCAACTCTACTTCGTAAAAATCCCTCTATAACATCTGCCTCTGCTTCAGATACAACAAAAGTTAAATCATATACTTTTGGATCTTGCGTCAAAGGCAAACCAAATAAAGCTCTAAACTCATATCCATCACCAAAGGCAGTTCTCCTTATTTTTGGTGAACTTGTTTTTCTTGTTCCGTAGGTTGGACTGATAGAGGGAAAGTTTGCCATTTATCTAGTTAGTAAACCTCCAGCACGTCTTTCTTTGATTAGTTGAGCCTGTACAGCTTGGCCTATAACCTGACCAAGTTGGTTTGCATCAGCAGTATTACCAGAAACAGATGAGCCAGAGGCATCTACATTAACAGTAACTAAATTTGTAGTAGTGCCGCCACCTTTACCGATAGCACTATTTGGAATAATATTGCCACCCTTTGAACCCATCTGCAATATTTCGGGTCCACGTTCACCGACTAAGAAAGCACCACCAGCCGATACTCTACCGCCTCTTTCTTTCTTACCACCAAACAGACCACCTAAGAAACCTCCAAAACCTTTTCCACCACTTAAAGCACCACCAATTCCACTTATAGCTCTATCTATAGCAAGATTAACTAATCGTTTTTTAAGATTACCTAAAACATTTTTCATGGCATCACCAAAATTTTTTCCCTCAGTGATAGCGTCTGTGAGATTATTTACTAAATCATTTCTTACAGATGAACCAATTTCCTTAAAAGTTTCTTGTAGTTTTTCTGCCTCTTCGTTTGCTTTTTTTTCTGATTCTGTTAGTTCCTCTACTCCTGTTTTAATTTTTGGAATTGTTTTCACAATATTATTTTTTGCATCAACTTGTTTGTCATTTTCTTCAGTGATTTCTTTTTCTACTCCACTAAATTCAATAATTCCTTCTTTTAATTTATCTAAATTTTCTTGTACACCTTTAAATGGATTTGATAGTTTAGGTATTTTTATATCAACATCAAGTGAGGGTATTTCAAGACCACCTAATAATTTTTTAATTGGGTCTGGAATAACATCAACAAGCTGTTGAATTTTGTCTCTAATAAAAGTAACGACAGTATCAACCACCCCAGTTACTGTATCTTTAATACCACTTGCAGTTTTTCCTACTGCTACAACTACTTTACCAATAACACCTCCAACAACTCTTGCAAAGAAGATAGCCTCTTCTGCTGAATCAGAAACCGCCTCTTTTATTCCTATCCACCCCTGTTCAAGATTAAACAAAGTTGCTGTTGCATCAACTCCTATTGCTTCTCCAATAACTTTTCCAATCTCACCAATAACAGCAAAAAGCTGTCTGAATGGTGTAAAAACAGCTTTGACAGCGAGTCCCAAAGCTTCAACAGTAACAGCAGTAACTTTTAAAACTTCTCTAATTATTATTCCAAACTCAGATCCTTCCGTTGTTAAATTTGTAAATGCACTCCCAAGTCTTGTTAATTGACCTTGTATCGTATTAGTTGCTGTAAAAGCGTCTTTTGCGGCTCTTCCCTGTGCATTAGCTTGGTTTTCTAAAGCCTCATTAAATTTAACTAATTCATCATTTAACAAAGGTTGTATTGCTGTAAGAGCCTCAACACTTCCAAATAACTTAGATAAATTATCTGCACTTGCTCCTCCATTTTTAACAATTTCCTCTAGAACTCCACTCAATCCTTTTGATTTTAAAGCTGAAGCACTGAAGTCAATACCTAATTTTTCTGCAACTTTTGAAGCTTCACTTGTAGG